CCTTTAACCATGGTAGATGAGCAAGGAGAGACTTTGATAGGTAGTGACGGTAATCCTATGGTTATGGACCCTAAAGATCCAGTGTATATAGGTGATATAGACTACGAAATAGAATGTCCTTGGAGAGTATTACTACAAAGACAAAAATCTATTGATAAAGTAGAATACTGTTTTAGATTGAGCGTAGAATCTACAGAAACTCTTAAGAAAGAATATCCTGATAAAGCTAACAAGTTAAAACAAACTACTAATGTAAAGGCTTTTGATGCAGATACATTAACAGATCATTTGTTAGAAGAAGATACAGTAATATATGAGTTTTATCACAAAGCTACTAAATACTGTAAAAATGGTTATTACGTAAAATTTACTAATGATGTAATACTAGAAATGAGTGAACTAAGATTTTCTCACGGACAATTACCTTTTGTAAGATTTACAGATATGGATGTACCTGAAGTTCTTAACGGTATATCTCAATATGAAATGGTTAGACCTATCCAGAACATGCATGACAATTTATCTACATTACTAGCTAAAAATATATATCTAATGGGACACTCTAAATGGGTTATGCCAAGAGGTGCTTGTAAGATAGAATCACTAGGTAACGATAATACAATTGTTCAATATCAAGGTCCAGTAGCTCCTCAGATGATGCAAACGATGCCTAACCCTCCTGAAGCATACAACTTTAGAAATATGTTACGTGAAGAGATGGGTCAGATATATGGTATCCAAGGAGTATCTAGAGGAACACCTCCTAAAGGTATTACAGCAGCCGTTGCTTTACAATTTTTAAATGAGCAAGAACAAGAACGTAATAGTACAACAGTTATTAAACATAATGATATGATTAAAGATATTGCTAAAATGACATTAGCTGTATGTGGAGATTACTACGATGCAGACGATGGACGTATGTTACGTATTGTAGGTAAGAATAATAAATATGCTATAAGACATTTTGATTCTGCTAATCTAAATAAAAATTATGATATTAGATTAGAGTTAGGTACAGGTTTACCTGAGTCTAAAGCAGGAAAGATACAGCGTATCGTAGAAATAATGCAAATGAAACCAGATTTACTATCTAATGAGAGATGGATTGATTTACTAGATCTAGGCGACACTGAAAAAATGAATAATCTTTTAACTGTAGCTGTAAGAGCTGCTGAATCTGAAAATGAAGATATGATGGCAGGAAGACCTGTAGGAGATCCAGAGGATTTTGAAGATCATGTGTTACACTGGAAGGTGCATACAAAAGCCATACAGGAACGTACATTTAAAGAAGAATGTCCTCCTGAGTTAAGAGAGGAAATGCTAGAGCATATAGCTATACACGAATTTTTAATGGTAGAAAAAGCAAAAGTAAATCCTGGGTTTGAGGCTAAACTAGCCGAGCTACCTAACTTTCCAATTTTTCCTAACGGATTTGTACCAAGATCAGTAGAGCAACAAAGATTAATAGTACAAGGAGAAGCTAACCAAGGATTACCTATAACAGGAAATATACCAGGCGAAGATAAGTCAGAAATAACAGAACAGGGAGAAAACAATGAGTGAAATTAACGAAAACGCTGTACAAGAAATTAATCAAGAAGTAGATTTAGCACCAGAGGCAAATGAAAATGCTTCTGTACTGTCTTTTGATGAACTTGATCAATTAACTGATGGCAGAGAAGGAGCAGAGTTACTAAGTGAAGGTAAAAAAGAGGCTACGCCAAAAAAGAACGAATCTAAACCTAAAGCAGAAAACCATGATGAAGAGGCTGAAAAAGGACCTGAAGCGGAAGAAGGCGAGGAACAGGCTCTTGAAGAAGAAATCAAGAGAATCATGGCAAAACAAGGAGAAGACAATCTTGAATTATATGCCAATACGTCATTTAAACATAAAGTAGACGGAGAAGAAGTAGATGTAGAATTACAAGAGCTTCTTAATAATTATAGTGGAAAAGTATCGTATGATAAAAAGTTTCAAGAGTTTTCTAGCGAAAGAAAAGATTTTGAAACATATAAAGAAACATACGATAAAGATATAGAGCAAATTAATGGTTATATAACAAATTTTGCTGAAAAAATTAAAAACAATGATGCAATGGGAGCATTAGAATACTTTGCAGAGTTTTCCGGTATGAAGCCTCACGAGTTTAAGAGGGAACTTCTAAACCAATTAGCTCCAGAAGTATTTCGTCTTAATGAAATGACCCCAGAGCAGCTACAAGCAGAAGATTTACGTGTTCAAAACGAATATCTACTGCGACAACAAGAGTCTGAACAGAAACGATCCCAAGAACAGCAAGCCCAAAGGGAACTGGAACTGGAAATCGCCAATGCTCAGGAAGCTCACAATATCTCGGATGAGGATTTTCAAAATGCCTACCAGGAATTGTTAGATGGAGAATTTGAAGGCAATATTACTCCTGCTGTTATAGCTGATTATTATGTACATAGTCAAGCTTTCTCCAAAGCAGAAGAAGCATTAACTCAAGTTGATCCTATGCTTGCACAACAAGACAACATTCTTGAAACCCTTCAAAAGATTGTAATGGAGAACCCTTCTTTTGATAATGAGGATCTTGTGGAAATTGTACAAGACGTTTATGGTGACATTAAGAAAACAGCATCTAAATCTGTTTCAAAAAAGGTTGAACCTAAGAAACAGGCAAAAAAGGATCCCAAATCTAAAGAAGATTATTTAGATTGGGAAGATTTATAAACTTAATTAAAAAAGGAGACACATTATGTCACAATTTTTAGGCGTAGGACATCCGCAAAGTTTGTCGGATCAGAGTTTAAGTCTTACAGATGCGTCCAAATTGTTTAAAATTAAGTACGAGAAGCTTTCTGAAAATGTATATAACTCAGCTAACGTACTTTTAGGACGAGTAAAAAAATCATACAACTTTACAGGTAAACAACTTCAACTGACAATCCCTCAGTCTTTTGCTGGCGGTGTTGGTTCAGGTAAATTGCCTTCACCAAACGTAGCTAAGTATAGTGAAGCTATCATCAAAGCTAAAAAAGTTTACGCTGTTGTAGAAATCGACAGAGAAACAATTAAAGCTGCTTTATCTGATGAAGGTGCTTTCGTACGTGCTACAAAAGAAGTAGTTAAGAAAGGTGTTGAATCTTATATGAGAAACATGTCTCGTATTCTTTTCAATGACGGTTCTGGTAAACTAGGTTCTTCTTTAGCAGTAGACGCTGCTGACGCTAGAGCTGCTCAATTAGTTGGTACCTCAGCAGGTATTGTAGTACCTATTGCTGACATGAAAGAAGCTAACTTTGAAGAAAGAGATCTTATAGATATTACTGTAAGTGCTTCTGCTTCTTCTGGAGCTGGTACTAAGATTGATGGAGTTGAAATTATTGAAGTAGATCCAGATAACAAAACTATTACTTTAGATAGCTCAAAAGTATCTTTAGGTAATTTTGAAGACGGTTCAGGAAACCTTCAAGCTGCTGACATGTTTATGCAAAACTCTGAAAACAATGATCCTATTGGATTAAAAGTTCTTTCTAACGAAGCAGGAGATACTACTCTTCACGAAGTAGAAAGAGGACGTAGATGGCAAGCTCAAGTTGAAGATGCAGCTTCAGCAGCAGTTTCTACAGATTTGCTAAACAAGATGATGCTAAAAGTTAAAAAAGCTTGTGGTAAATCACCTAACCTTATCGTTACTTCGTACAAGCAATACGAAAAAATTCTTAACCTACTAGAAGATCAAAAACGATATACAGTTAATACTAGAGCTGGATTAAAATCTAAGTCTGGTGCCGATATCTCTTTTAGTGGTGTAGAATTTATGTCAATCGACGGACCTATTGGAATCTTTCCAGAGCGTTTCGTTGAAGACGACAGAATCTACCTTCTAAATGATTCTCACATTCACATCTATCACAGACCTGACTTCGGTTGGTTTGATGATGATGGAACTGTTTTCCTACGTAAAGCAGGAGAAGATTCATACGAAGCTAGATATGGTGGATACCTAGAGTGTTACATTAACCCATGTTTTCATGGTGTAATTAAGGGACTATCAGTCTAATCTAAAAGAGCGTATTCCTCCCTGACGCTCTCCCCCAGGCTGGTTAAAATGGTCTGGGGGTTTTTAGGGAGTTACTTGAGATTAACCAAGGAGACAAAATGTTAAGAAGTATTAAATCAGGACAAAGAAAAGTAAGAATTTTATCTTTTAAATTAACTTCAGGAGAAGTTAGTGGATTAGATGCTAAAAAAGTAAGCGTAGTTGGCGGAAACATCGTATTTAAAGATGTTTTTGCATCAGCTCCAGACCTAGCAGTAGGAGTAGGTACTTCAACAGCTTCAGGTATTACGAGTCCTACAGATGGACAATTTTTAGTAATTGGATCTGACACAGCAGAAAGATACTAAGTAAACTAGCCCCTTCGGGGGCTTTTTTAGGAGAATTATGGTTTCATGTGACTTTATAGATTTAACAGATGGAGAATGGAAAACAATTCCTCAAAATGCTGTTAATATAATGATTGAAGCCCATGGAACATTTGGAGTTGTACATATAGAAACGAGTCATTCTCAGGCTCTTATACATGATATAGCTCAAGTACATCCAGGAGGAAGTGGTAATAAAGACCACGTAGTATTGAATCCTGGAGTTGATTTTATAATGAACTGTGTAAGAATACAGCCAGCTACTTTACCTGTATTTTTACCTGGAGAATATATTAGGATATACTTTAATAGAATTAAGTTATAGGAGATGTAATGTCATCTACGGATAAGAAAAAATTTAATATAGAAGAAACTAGTAAACAAGCTAATGTTGATATAACATCTGATAAAATAATACTACCTGCGGATTCTGCTGATCATTTACTAGTAGCTACTGTTCCAAGCGGTGCAAACGTAACTGACACTGTAAACGTAGAAGTAGAAATGTCTCCTGATGGCGAAAATTGGTGTGATGCCCTGGTAAAACAATCTGTATCTACACCAGGAAGTACAACAGCCGCAATTATAGGAAATCAACAATATGCCGACCTTACAGTTAATGATCCAGTATTTAATGGACATGGTAAAGGTTCGTTAAGTTTTGATAACTCTGGTAATACTACTGTAGAAGATGCAGGTACTAGAGATTTTATGCATCAGCATATAGAAGCCGATAAATGTTTTAATCAAAGTATGTGGATAAAATCAGATACTCTACCTACTTCTACATATAAGCCTGTTCTATTTAGACATGGCGGATACGATAACTTTTCAAATGCAAAAACTGTTGAATTAATAGATACTGCTGAAGGATCTTTATACGCATTACAATCTTCTACTGCTACAGATCAAAGCACAGATTTTAATCTAAATACTAGTGGGCAATCAACTACCGAAAAAAGTTTATTTCCATCGTTAGGAGCTGGAGCTAATTATATGCCTAGCGTAGATGACGATTTAGCTGTTGCCTTTTGGTTAAAGTCATCGGGGTATGGATCAGCTAGTGGTAGAAATTGTATTTTTTATCAATCAAGCGGAACTGGTGCATCCTCAAATTTTATTGCTTGCTATGTGTACAAAACAAGTACCTTAAATATAGAATTCTTTTACGGTAAAGCAGGTACAGCATTAAAGGGTAGAGCACATAGCATAACTTATGTAGAAGGTGAATGGAATCATATAGTTATAAACAAAAATACAGGTGTTCCAGGCTCATCAAATATTTCCTTCCATATAAATGGAGGTAGTGCTGTTGGTGGTAGTAGTGTTTCCGTAGGAACAATGGCTACAACTGATTTTGATACTACTACAGTAAATGATTTAGAGTTTTTTACATACCCTAGATGGCTAGGATCTAGTTATGATAGGGTAGAATGTACACCAATAATTGATGAATTTTATGCTATACCTAGATTACTAACTCAAGCAGAAATAGATGAATTTATAACATCTTTTGGTACTGCTGAAGCACCAAGTAATCTAAGTTTTATTAGTGTAGTTGATAGTTATTTTAGATTTGGTGATTTAAGTAATGATGATGTTTCAACAAATAAAAGTTATGATGG